CACGGGAAGCCCTAATTTATGAGATTTGGGATAAAACTTCTGGTCAAGTCATTTGGCTATCCAAGTCAATGGGTAAGATTCTTGATGTTCGTGACGATCCATTGCAGCTTGAGAACTTTTGGCCCTGCCCAAAACCCATGTTTTCAACGCTTACAACAGACAGCCTGATTCCTGTTCCTGACTTTGTACTGTACCAAGACCAAGCCCGTCAATTAGATACCCTTGCAGACCGTATTGATGGCTTTATTCAAGCCCTTAAAGTACGGGGCGTTTACGATGCGGCAGAGCCTAGCCTTGCCCGTTTGTTTACCGAAGGCGAAAACAACACATTGTTGCCAGTTAAGAACTGGGCTGCATTTGCTGAGAAACAAGGCATGGCAGGGGCTATTAACCTAGTAGACATTGCCCCAATCGCACAAGGTTTGATGATGGCTTATCAAGCTATGGAGCAGGTTAAGGGTCAAATCTACGAAATCATGGGTATTGCTGACATCCAGCGTGGACAAAGCGATCCCAATGAAACCCTAGGCGCACAGATTATCAAGTCTAACAACGCTTCAGGGCGTTTAAAGACAATGCAGCACGATGTAGTGAACTTTGCTACAGCCTTGTTGCAGATCAAAGCACAGATCATTTGCCAGCACTTTACCGATGACACTATCGTTAAGATCAGCGGTGCAATGCAATTATCTCCACAAGATCAAGCACTTATCCCACAAGCCCTTGCACTCCTAAAAGATGAACCAGCTAAGAACTTCCGTATTGAAGTAACTAGCGATTCCATGATCTATCAGGATGAGCAGCAAGAAAAGCAAGACAGGGTAGAGTTTTTAAGTGCTGTAAGCCAGTTTATGCAGACCGCATTGCCTGTAGCCACCCAATCCCCTGAACTTACCCCATTACTAATGGAGATGCTCAAATTTGGCGTAACAGCGTTTAAGGCTGGTAAAGGCATGGAAGGACTAATTGACGAAACAGCAGACAGATTCCGTCAGCAAGCCAAGGCAGCAGAGGGCCAACCCAAGCCACCTACACCTGAAATTCAGAAAATGCAGATGCAGATTGAAGCCGATCAGCAGAAGTTACAGGCTCAAACTCAGTTAGAGATACAGAAGTTCCAAGCCCAAAATGAGTTAGAAAAGGCTAAACAAGAGTACCAGGCACAAGAAAACCAACTGAAATTCAAGTTAGAAGAAGAACGCAATACCAAAGAAGCTGAAATGACCACGAATAGGGACATTCTCTTGGCTTATCTTGATAATGCGACTAAAATCGAAAGTGTACGGATTTCACAAGGTTTGGATGATGGGTCAGAAGCCTACATTCGCAATGTAGAAACAGCAAAATTAATTCAAGACATGATGGGATACAATATGCCACAGCATCCGCTAGAACCAATAGTTCAGAATTTACAGCAACAAAATCAACAGTTAGCGCAGATGATTGCCGCTATCCACGAAAGACTAAATCAACCTAAAACCGTTGTTCGTGATGAAAGCGGTAAAATTGTAGGAGTTCGATAATGCCATCAAACCTTAAATACTCAAACGGCACTAGAAATGCCCAGCAACAAGGTTTAATTACCTACGCTGGCACAGGTTCAATCATCCGTTTATATGATGGCTCACAGCCAGCTAATGCTAATACTGCTATTGTTAGCCAAACCCTGTTAGTCAGCTTAACGATTGCTGGCGGCTTTGGTACAGATTCCAACGGAACTATCACACTAGGTGCGGTAACTAGCGGAACGGCAGTAGCTTCAGGTACAGCATCATTCTTCCGTATCGTTAAGTCTGACGGCACAACAGTCGTAATGGATGGCTCAGTAGGCACATCGGGTTCAGATTTGAACCTAAATACAACTACCGTTGCTTCAGCGCAAACAGTCAGCATTACAGCAGGAACAATCATCCGAGCTAACAGTTAAGGTAAATCATGGCACTTGTTCTAAAAGACAGAGTTCAAGAAACGAGTACCACGACAGGTACTGGGACACTAACGCTTGCTGGTGCTGTTACGCAGTTTCAGACATTCTCAGCCGCAGTCGGCAACGGCAATACTACTTATTACACTATTTACAATGCTGGTGGTTCAGATTGGGAAGTAGGTATTGGTACGGTAGGTGCTGGCACATTAGCTAGAACTACTGTATTGGCATCAAGTAACGCAGGTGCAGCAGTCAACTTTACTGGCACTTTATATGTATTCGGTGATTACCCTGCCGATAAAGCTGTATATCAAGATGCTAATGGAAATGTAGCAGCTAATGCATTTGATGATTCGTATACAAATGTTGCAGCAACAGGAACAACAACAACTCTAACTGTTGCTTCTGTTCGCAGATATACGGTTACAGGTTCTGGGGGTCAGACTTTTAAACTTCCTAATGCAACCACATTGACAAACGGTGTAATTTTTGAATTTGACAATAACCAAAGTAGCGGTGCAATTACAGTAAACAATAATTCAAACACTTTGGTTGTTTCTGTCCCTAGCGGTGGGGTTGTTAGAATCAATTTGTTGTCAAACGCAACTTCAGCAGGTTCTTGGGATAGACATGACTTTGCCCCAGCAAATGTATCTTGGTCTACTAACACTTTAGATTACCCAGGTTCTATTACTTCAGCAACTTGGAATGGCAGTAATATTGCATTAAATCGTGGCGGCACAAACGCAAGCTTGACCGCTTCTGCTGGTTCAGTACCTTATTCAACAGCTTCTGCTCTAGCTTTAAGTGCAGTCGGAACAAGTGGTCAAGTATTAACAAGTCAAGGCACAAGCGCACCTACTTGGACTACACCAACTACAGGTACAGTTACTAGCGTTACAGGCACAGCCCCAGTAGTATCAAGTGGTGGCAATACTCCTGCTATTAGTATGCCTGCCGCTACAGGAAGCGTAAACGGCTATCTTACTAGCGCCGATTGGACTACCTTTAATAATAAAGGGTCTGGCTCTGTAACCTCAGTCAATTTAACTGCAAGCACAGGCATTTCTGTAAGTGGTGGCCCTATCACTTCTAGCGGTTCTATTACCGTTACTAATACCGCCCCAATGACTTATCCTGGTGCTGGTATTGCTAACTCCACAGGTAGCGCATGGGGAACAAGCTATACAACTACAGGAAGTGGCACAGTAGTTGCTTTGGCTACAACGCCTAGTATTACAAACCCTACTGTAACTAACTATGTAGAAACGCTCTATGCTCCTTCTGCTGGCTCTAGCTTTACAGTAGACTTGGCTAACGGCACAGTACAAAAATTAAGCCTAAATGCAAACGGCACAATCACATTGCCCAGTTCAGTAGCTGGTAAGTCGTTTGTAATTATCGTTACTTATTCAGGTGCATTTACATTGACTTGGGCTGGCGGTTCTACGATTAAATGGCCTAGCGGCACAGCACCTACAGCATCATCGGCAAGCGGTAAGTTTGACATATTTACTTTCTTCCAAGATGGCACAAATACTTACGGTAACTCTTTTGGATTGAACTATTAATGTTTAGTGCTGCTAGTAAAACAGGAAGCCAGCCTTCTGCTGCCGCTAATTACATCGAGGATGTATTTAATACTTGGGTATATACTCTTGACTATGCTAATACAAGCTACACAATACAAAACAACATTGACTTAAGCACTAAAGGTGGTCTTGTTTGGTTCAAACCACGCAGTCAACCTCCTTCTGGTAACGGACAACATTGTTTATTTGATACTGTTCGTGGTTCATCATCTGCAAATCAACGAATGTTAAATACGAATCAAACATCAGCGCAAACCTCTGGTGCTGGTGATTCCGTTCAATTTAATTCAAATGGATTTACTGCAGTTTTTGAAGATGGCGGTACAAACTTGTTTAGAACAACTAACAACTTTGGTCAACCATATAACCAATGCGCTTGGACATTTGCTCAACAACCTAAGTTTTTTGATGTAGTTACTTATACTGGTAATGGAACAGTAAGAAATATTGCTCATAACCTTGGCTCTGTTCCTGGCTTTATCATTACAAAAAGAACAGACACAACAGGGAATTGGTGGTGTTTCCACAGAAGTTTAGGAAATGACGAGGGTATTAGATTAAATGCTAGTGGCACTGTAAATAATGATCCCGATTTTTGGAACAGCACAACACCTACATCTACAGTATTTACTTTAGGAACATCAACCAACACAAATGCTTCAGGCGGCACTTATATAGCCTACCTATTTGCCCATAACGCTGGTGGATTTGGTACAGCAGGAACAGATAATGTTATTAGTTGTGGAACATATACTACTAATGGTTCAGGTGCAGCAACCGTAAACCTAGGTTATGAACCACAATTTATTTTAACCAAAGGAACTGCTGGAACTGGCGGTGCTACAGATTGGCAAATTGGCGACATTATGCGTGGTATGCCATCACCAGGTGCAAACATTAACGGATTGTTTCCAAATACATCGGGAGCAGAAGATACCGCTGTTGATAGATGTGCAAATCCTACAAGTACAGGATTTGAGGCACAGAATCAATACTCTACAACTACCTACATCTACATGGCAATCCGTAAACCAATGAAAGTGCCTACTACTGGTACTAGTGTTTTTGCGCCTTTAGCAAGAACAGGTACAGGAACAAATCCAACTGTAGTCACAACAGGAACTAACCCTGATTTATTAATGTCGTTTCCAAGAACAGAAAGTCCAGCGTCTTACGGAATGGTATTTTTTGATAAATTGCGTGGCGTTTCACAAATATTGCAATCTGCAAATACAAATGCAGAAGCTACTACAGCAGGAACAGTTTGCTTGCAAGGGTGGAGAAATACTGGTTTTCAAACTGGAGCAGATTTTATTGAAGGTTATTTAAACTACTCAGGCTCTACTTATGCTCAATATGCGCTTACAAGAGCATCAGGATTTTTTGATGAGGTTTGTTATACGGGTGATGGAACAACAAACAGGCAAATATCACATAATTTGACTGTAAAACCAGAAATGTTGATATACAAAAGTAGAAATACAAATACTTTTTGGATAGTACAAAATAAATCATTAACTGACCCAACAGATTATTTGTTTTTGCAATCAAATGGTGGCGCTCAAGGCGGTGGTTTAACAAACTTTTCAAACGCCACTTCAACTTATTTTTTAGGTTCTGGTGGAAGTAGTCAGTATCAGGCAAATGTAACAGGACAAACCTATGTAGCCTACCTATTTGCTACTTGTGCTGGAGTATCTAAAGTTGGCTCTTATACAGGTAATGGCACTACACAATCTATTGATTGTGGATTTACTGGTGGCGCTAGGTTTGTAATGATTAAGCGTACAAATGCTGCTGGTGATTGGTATGTATACGATACTGCTAGGGGAATGACCCTTCTTACAGACCCTTATTTGCTAATGAATTCTACTGCATCAGAAGTAGCTACTTTAGGCTCTGTAACAACAACAACTGGTGGATTTACGGTTGATGCCACAATTCTTGCTGCAATCAATACAAACGCTGCATCTTACATTTTCTTAGCAATAGCTTAAAGGACAAATTATGTTAGTTCGAGTTCGTGATACTGGTGATGTAATGTACCTACCACAATGGGAACAAACCTTCCCTGAAACATCTTTTCCTAACCCTATTCCTGTAGAAACTCTTAATGAGTTTGGTGCGGATGTGGTGCTAGATGGCCCATATCCTACCTGCGGAACATACCAATATGTCATCTCAGGCCCTGTAATTGAGCAAGATGGCGCATGGTACACATCGTTTATTGTTGAAGATATGGATGCAGAGCAAATTGCTGCCAAAAATGCAGAACTAGCCGCCAATAACAAGACCAAAGGAAAGCAGATCCTATCTGACACCGATTGGACTGCTATTGCTTCTGTTGCTGATCCAGCCGAATCTAACCCTTATTTAACTAACCGCCAAGAATTTCTAGTGTATCGTTCTGCGGTTAGAGCAATTGTGCTTAACCCTTCTTTTGACTCAGTATTCCCTGATGAACCAATAGAGGTTTGGAGTAGCTAATGCTAGGTTTTACACCGTTTTCAACCAATCCTATATCGGATATACAACTTCCTGCAATTACAGGAACGATTAATGTAACCGATAGTAACGATACTGCTACCCTTACAGGTGATGTAGCTGCCGCTATTGTTACAGGGACTATTTCGGCAACGGATAGCAACGATACAGCCAATTTGACAGGTGCTGTTCTTGTACCTATTACAGGCACTATTTCTGCTACAGACAGTAACGACACCGCTAATATTACTGGCTTTGTTGGTATTCCTACCCCTACTAATCAAGGTGGTGATGACGGCTTTACCAAGAAAGAATACAAGCGTTATAAGGCTTTGCAAGCAGCAAAACAACAGGCTGAGCAAGACAAATTAGATGCGCTTAAAAAGGTTAAGGCTGATCGTAAAGCTAGCATCAAAGAATTAATTGACCCAGCACCAAAACGCAAGAAAAATAAAGTACAATCCAATCAAGAAGTTAGTGCTGATATACCGTCAGACTTAACGAAATATGACAATATCATCGCTAATCTTGTTAAACAGGAACAAGAACTTTTGCAAGGCGCAATGCTTAGACAGCAGCTAGTTCAGATTCAAGCTGAAATGGCTATATTTGAGGCAAGACGCTTGCAAGATTTAGACGATGAGGAAGCATTATTACTACTACTTTAAGCCCACACCAACAATACAAATTAGCTTACGACAATTTACACGCTGGTAGATATTCTGCTGGCTTTAGGCTATTTGAGTATCGATGGCATCCAGCCATTCTAGGCAATCAGCAGATTCCATACGACAAACTGCCCAAAACAACGAAAGCCTGGCAGGGTGAATCACTTTTAGGCAAATCTATCGTGGTTCAGATGGAACAAGGCTTTGGCGATATATTCCAATATGCTAGATTTCTGCCATTTTTAAAGGTTTTAGGGGCTAAAAAGCTGGTTGTCTTGACTGTGCCTAATTTATTCCAAGTTTTAGGTCAAATGGAATGTATTGACCAGCTAACCAATCTGACAGAAGAAGGCCCAGCAGCCGAATGTGACCTATGGATAGGCTCGATGTCGCTACCTTATTACATAGACTGTGCAATGCCCTATGCAAAATCCCTGTTTCCTATCACCAAAAAGAAGGTTGTAGGCTCAGAAGGCTATTTTGAAGCCGAAGCAAGCAATATTCCAAGAAAAATAGGGGTTAATTGGTCGGCTAGTAAGGGTACATTGCATTGGATTAAGTCTATTTCCGCAGAACACATGGAAAGTTTAGTAGGGGACGATGTTTATAGCCTAAACCCTGAAACTGAGGGCTCATTTAGACCCCTTCCCAACGATGGCTGGAAGAAAGACTGGTCAATTACCGCTAAACACATGAAAGCCATGAAGGGCGTAGTCACGGTTGATACGGGAACAGCCCATTTAGCAGGTGCTTTAGGGGTTAAGTGCATAGTTTTGCTGCCAAAAGAAGAATTTGTGTGCTGGCGTTGGAAAAATGCCCGTTGGTACGACAGCGTTTGCTTGCTCAGACCCAATGAATACGAACAATTACCTGAAATCATAAGGAGAATGTAATGCTGTGCCCCAAATGCGGATATTCCGAAGGAAACCATGTTGAACTTAAACAAACTGACGAAGAATTCTTTCTAGAATGGTGGACACCTACCATTGGCTTAGAAGCCGCTAAAGCATCTTGGTTGGATAAGGTAGCTATGAAGTCTAGGGAAGCTCCTATGGTTGTGTCTGACATACCAGGTCATATCTCTATGGCTGATGGAACGTGGGTTTCTAGCCGTTCTAAGCACCGTGAGAACCTAAAGCGCAATAACTGCGTAGAAATAGGCAATGATGTGCCAATGCAGCCTAAAACCATTGAATTTAACCGCAAAGAGCAAGAAGCCCGTAAACGGCAAATTGCTGAAATTACTTACTCCAAACTTAACTACCGATAGGAAAAACCATGTCTGATGACCGCAGAGAACTACTTGAAGCAGCCTTAGAACAAGCCGAAGATGGCACACTTGAAGCACCTACTGAAAAGGAGATTGAAGTAAATGACGATCCAATCCAAGCCGAAAACGCCAGCCAAGAAGAAGCCAGCCCTAAAGAAAACAACGACCGTGACGAAAAAGGTCGTTTCAAGAGCCAAGAAGCCAGCACCGATCAAGATAGTGCTGAAGAACCTGACTTGGTGGGAGAAGCTAGTGATGTTCTTGAAGAAGAAATAAAACGCCCTACTACTTGGAAAAAAGAGTATGTAGAGGTATGGAACAAGATGCAGGAGGGTAAACCCTTAGATAAAGAGGAGTTTGCTAAGTTTGCTGAATACGCCAATCAGCGTGAATCAGAGTACAAAAAGGGTGTTTCTGCCTATAAAGCGGAAGCAGACAACGCAAGACAATTAACCGAAGCCATTGGGCCTTTTGTTCCTGAACTGCAATCACAAGGAATTCACCCAGTAGCTTGGATTAATAATCTTGGTCGGGCGCACATGATTTTAACCAAAGCACCGTATGACCAAAAAGTGCAGATGTTTCATAGACTTGCACAAGATTATGGAATACAATTAAATCAAGATAGTCTACAAGCACCTCAACAGGCGTATGTAGACCCGTATCAACAGCAGTTAATGCAGCAACTTCAAGCTACCCAGCAACAAGTTCAGCAACTGTCAGCGATTCGGGAACAGGAAGAAAATGCTCGATTGACCTCAGAAATCAATCGGGTAAGCAGTAACAAGGAGCGGTTTCCGCACTTTGAGATGGTAAGGGAAGAT